TTGAGAGAGTTCCAGCGTTTCCATGTATACTGGTATACCTAATTCCTCTTTCTTCTTATCTGATGCGCTCTTGGGTTCCTTCTCAAACTCAACCTCTTTCAGGATTTCTTCTTTTGCCATAACCTAAATTCCTTTTCTGTTTTGTTGCGCTTTGTATGGTTACACTTAGCACAAGCAATATCCAAATTGCTGTATTCATTAAAAGCCTCTCTTGTGCCTTCGCTCTGCAATGAGTGCTTTTTGCCTTGCATGCGTGTCTTTTGTATTAATAGCTTTATAGGGATACTGGTTGCGAACATAAGAACAAATGGCTCTACAAATTACCAACCCATCGTCATAACCAGTCTGAGCTTCAACTTTTGTTACCTTGCCTTCTTTGTCCTTTTTTATGATAAATGTCCGGCACTCTGATATAATCTCTTTTGAGTATAGCATTGTAGAGTTAAACCTTATCTCCTCTGCGAACTGAGCCAGCATTGATGGCCGGGTGACCGATGTAGTGTTGAAGCCTAGTTCATCTGTGGGCGCTTCTATGCCGTCCTTGGTGATCACCTTGCGATAGATATTGCCATAGCTGGCATTGATTAGCTGATTTACCTGATATCCGTATCCCTTGCTTTCCTGGGCTATCAGGGCTTGATTGAAGAAATTGCCTAATGCTATCTCTATCTGGGCCAAGTCCTCAGGGGTTATCTGACCTACGACCTGTGCTGCGGTAGAGTTCAAGCGCTTATTCAATACCACTACGGCTGCCTCATCACCTGATCCTGTGGCCTCTGATGCGTCACCTGCTACAATATATTGCTCTCCGGCCTGGGGGCGCTCAAATAGCTGTATCCTGCCATGCTTGAGGTCTCTCCATTCCCATTTAAGGTTCTGGAAGAATATCTCACCCTGGGCTATGGGGCGCTTCTCTATTTGTTTGTCTAAGCCTTTACGATCGAAGAATAGGTCTCCGCTCATAGAGAATGCCTCCTGCCATGTTGCCGGGTATTCCCTCTTAAATACATTCAAATCGCCCTGACAACCGTTCACAATCTTGTATCTACGCCAGTTTAACTGCTCATCTGAAAGCTTAAATTCGGCCTGAAGTTCCATTTCTTCCTGCTCAAAGGCCTGAAGCGAGGTATCTGCGTCAAAAATAACGCCCTCAAGGGGGTACAGTGCCCCGTTCTGCAGGGGCATCGAGTATTCATCCATCTCAAACCAGGGGAAGAACATAGGTATCCATGATGTCTTGCCTTCAATAGCCCTCAGCCATTGTTTATAAAACTCTTCCATACCGTTTGCGGTGGTCTCACCTACTACCATTGTCCCTGGCAGGTCTGGTACTGTCTGGTTCAAATCGCCTAAAACTGTCTTTAAGTCCCGGAAGTATGCGACCTCTGAATTATGTACTGCTACTCCGCTTACATGCCTATATGAGTGGTCTTTGTGGTCTAAAACTATATCATAAACCTTATCACAATTAGTCTTTGTTATACCGTCTACTTTAACCCAACAATGTTTTCTACCTAATCTCCAATCACTCTTAAAATGAAAATGGTTTTCCATCTTAATCCCACCAAAAAGTTCTTTCATTCTCCAATATGTCGCTCCATGCAATCTCAAGCACCATGTATTACTACAATTTCTACCGTAGTAAGTGCCTGCTTTTCTAAAATCTATTGAGCTATACCCTATCCTCATACCTAACAAGAGGTCTCTTATCTGGAATAGTATCTGCGGCCTTATAGATGTTACTGCAAGCATATCCTTACCATAATGCCCATCACCCTTAAAATATCCATCTAATAACCCTAATAAAAACTGCTTAGGATAGCTAAAATATTTATTGGGTATATGTTTTGTGTCTTTATGCCCTAATTCGTTTAATATAAACTTTGCAAATTTACTCCCATAACATATGCCCTGTATCGTTTTGCTATCTTTTCTTCTCTTGAACGAATAGCTTGATATATATTCTTTAGCTTTTGAGGCTATAATATCTAATACCCACTCTTCTCCTTGCCCCATAGTGAAGCAAACAGCAGAAGGTAATCTGCCATTTTTACCTTTATTATAAATAATGCAGCCTTCTGCGAGATATATCCCAAATACATACCCTAACTCAAAATTAGCCTTTGCTTCTTTCCCTGCTATGGTGTAAGTTTTATCTTTGAATTTATGATGGACTATCCGTAATGGAATACCAAGCATATCCCCCTTTTTTATATCCTTAGCTTCTTTCCAGACGCCCCTACCATCTTTCCTAGAGCCAATTTCTTGCTTCTTATCTCTTGTGAATATCTTATGATTAGGAGTGCATTCTATTGGCCTGCAATGGTTTCCGCTTGTTCTTATGCTTAGCAAGTGGTCTGATATATCACTTGCTTTGTTAGTTGATATGCCTTTTACTTTAGCGATATGACCTAAATGTGTTACTATCTTATCGTTTATAGATACATCTTGTATCCGCTTCATTCTGTTGTCGTTTACCAAAACAAGCGTATTTTCTGACATACATAAGTGAACCAGCTGAAAGGTATGCGACTTGGCCGCTTCTGTGTTCTCTGCGGAGGCTATTATGATCTGCGAGTGTATGCCTTCAAACTCTAATTTCTTCTCATTGGATTTCTTTAGGGGTATTGTAAGGTGAGGGTCTGTTTGCTCTAATTTCTCCTGGTAGAGCTTTGACATCTCAAACAGGTTATTGGCGTGTTCCTTTTCATCTGCCAGGATTAGGGAGTTTATGTTATCCTGTTGTGAGGTTAAAGCGTATATAACCGATTCTATTAAGGTTGATACTCCGCCTTGCCGGTATTTCAATAGCCATATCCGGATTGGCTTATTGGCCTTGCGGAGCTCTACGATCTTATTGAATATCTTGGTTTGGGTGGTGTTGAGAGAAAGCCTTACCATATCCCCGGATTTGGTCTTAATGTGGAGCATTTTACCATCTACCAGTTTCAGTGGCTTGGCTTGTACGGCTAACTTCTCGGTTTTCATTATCTCCTGGTCAGATATGTCAGTCTGAGAGGAGGTGCTTGATTCTATTAAGGTGGGCATCCCGTTCCTTTTCAGTTAATTTGATTTCACCTGAATGTTCTACTTTCTTTATGAGTCTACCCGTAATTTCATAAGCTAGTTTCAGTGCGCCTAACCGTACATTGTTATCTGGTGATGTGCATTTTGTTTCACCTATAGCAAATTCTCTTTCGGCATTTAATAATTGTATGTGGCGCATTAGAAGATTTGTTTCTGTGAGTCCGTTTTTTTCAAATATTGCTTTTATAGCATCTTGAATTATTGGTTTTTGCAAGTTCTCTATACTTACACTCGAAAGGGTTTCATATTTACCTTTGTATCCTGCGAGGCGCGCGGACTCTACGCCATTTCCATCTGTATGGATATAGTGATAAATAAATCTTCTTTGTTTTACTGTGAGTTTCTTTTTGGGCGGGATTAGATAATTTATATTTTTCTCCGTCGACATATAGTATCCTTTGTAAATAAAAAGAGAAGCAGACAGCATATATGCCTGCTTCTCTAAAAATAAATACGGAGCGCTACTCCGCTTGCACTATAAATATATCATACTACTATACTTCTGTCAAGCATTTTGGGCGCTTGCTGGTAGCTTGCTAAGATAAAACCTCTTTCCCGCCTTTTGTAAAAACACTATACTTCTTGTCTATCCTGTTATATTCGTTCCTTGGTATGCCTACCGCAAATTGCGGTATCAGTTTCTTCATAAATCTTAATGGCGGCTTATTCATCCATTCCCAACCTTCTCCATACTCACCAAGCGTTTTAGTTGCGAACCTTAATTCTTCCTTTGTGCCTGGATTTGTAATAGAACGCCAATGCTTCTGCATAATCACCCCTTTCTTAACTGCTATATCCTATGCGATCGCCATCTTCGCTGTAATAGTTATATCCGCCCCCGGCCTTTTCGGTTGTGTATCCTACTCTGTCGCCATCGCTGTCGTATATGCTGTTGGTGCTACTGGGGTTATAGGCACTATTGTCGTAGTTATATGGGGAGTTTTTGGGATTATACTCACTGTTCTGGTAGTTGTATTCAGAGTTGTTGTAGTTATAGGGGCTATCATCGTAGCTTCCCGCGAATACCGGGCCTGCTATTAACAGGATTGCTATTATTATATACTTCATTTCAATCTCTTTTCTATGCCATCGGCATTTTTGTTATGTGCCAACCTCCACAGAAACCGCATTCATAGGCCCTGGGAGTATGCACCATTATGTGCTTTTTGTGTAAATGCTTTATAATTCTATCTGCGTGTGCCTTGCTTCTGTACCTTATCTTGCGTTTGCATTGACCCCATTCTGGTGGTTTCATAATATGGTGGGCAGTTTTTCGAGAGTACCCAGCTCGTTTGATTAGTCTGTTGGTTCTGTTTCTGTTGCTGCGATTATTTCCGCACTGGCCTTTGCTTCGGCCTCAATGCGCTGAAGCTCTCCAAATGCGCCTTCAATTCTCAACAGCTCTTCGTTGATCTTGATGCGCTGCTGTGCTAACTCCATATATCTCTTCTGGAGATCCTCTGCCCTGGTTGCGTATGCCGGCATTGACACCGCAATTAAAGCTATTACCATTATTGTTACTAACAGCTTTTTCATGCCCTATTCCTCCTTTCCGTTTGAACTTCCATATCCAAACCGCCAGTTATGTGTTCCTTCGGCTCCTGATGGAAATTTACATTTAAAATAAAATCTACTCTTCTTGTATCCAAAGCTATGTGCTGTTTTTAACGCAACATCAGGAATTTCCCCTCTTGTAATCCACCTTAAAAAATTTAAGTGATATTTATTCATTTTGTGTATACCTCCTCATTATCTTTATCAGTATACACTTATCCTTGCCTGTTCTTAATCCCCTGATATCTGCTGCGCCTGCCTCGGCTATACAGCCTAAATACAGCATCCGTGAGTCTTCCCCATGCTTTTCTATCAGTTTGCGTGTAAGCGTGTATATTATATAATCTAACCTACATTGGTTCATAAACTCCCAAAAGCTTATCTTTCTTGTTTCTGTGGTGCAGTAAATACACCTATTACCGAAGAGTAGATTTTCGATAATTGATAATTCTGTCGCGCATATGTTACACTTGGCCGCGCGTTCTTCTATGTCTCGCATTGATAGGTCTGTCATAGGTCTCCTTATCTTAACAGTTTAGCCACTAATTTTATTATACATATCCATACTAATATAGAAAATACGAATGCCCCTATCCACACTGTTAAACTGTCTGTTCCTTTTTTCATCTCATCACTCCTTTAGTTTACAGATTTCAATAAGAATTTCAGCGTGTAATACTATTGCCGCACCACGTTCTTTAGAAACTCCTTTAGGGAAATTCTTTTCTACCAAACCAACTGTTACTTTTGATATTTCATCAATGTTTATCCTATCCAACTTTGCTTGGAGTTTCTCGGCTATTTCTTTAAACGGAAAGTGTAATTGTATATCTAAACTAATCTGTTCGTTTTCCTTTACCAACCTCTCATTTTCCTCAAGCAACT